GATTCGCTGGTGGTGATATGCCCATGAACTCTAAATTTAACTTTTTTGCAGTGTCTTCGTTGCTGGTGGTTGTAGCTGCTGGCCTGTATTACCGGGACGCATACCTTACAGAAAAGGCGCGGAGTGTCAGTAACGAGCTGGTGGTCTCAAACGTCCTTAAAACGCTTTCAATACAAAACTCAATCGCCGAGGCTAATCGCAATGCTCGTGAACAGATCACACAGGATGCACAGAGAGTCGCGCACGATGTCGCGGTGGCTGTTGCGGCTGATGATTGCGCTAACCAGCCTGTGCCTGCTGGTGCTGCTGACAGGCTGCGTGACTACGCGGACAGTTTACGTTCCCGTTCCTCACGTGCAGGTGCCGGACAGTCTGACCGCTGAAACACCTCAGCCGGAAATACCGCCCGGCAAAATACTCTGGAAGGAAAGCCTGACGCTTAACGCAAAACTGTTGGCAGCCCTGGAAATGTGCAACCAGGACAAGCGGGACATTCGACATTTTGATCAACAGCGTAACGCAGAATATCTTGCTGAAAAATGACGTTGGACACGCAGTCCGGAAAGAATGAAATTCTGCTTTTGTGGTTATTCAATAAGATAAATTCTTTCTTTTACCGAAAGTAATCAAATGTTGATCATCGCCCGGTGCGGCGACGGGCTTCGATATCGGGAGACGATGATGGAAAAAACAGAAAATAAACAGATTGTAATTGGTGCTGATGCTGCTCCGTTTAAGTTTGAGTTGTCTCAACTGGTGGAGATGCGCATCAGTGATGAATGGGGTGAGGTTAAAGCCCGCGCGCAGTATGCGGATGGCGAAAACCAGTACTTGATCCACTACAAAGCAGCTGATGGTCGCGCCACGACGGAGTGGTTTGGTGAGTCAATGCTGGAAGCAACGGAAGATGATCGCCATCCTGGCTGTCCGGTATTTGCTGGTATGAAATTGCCGGAAGGAGCGGTTGTTACTGAGTAACGGGCATTACAGCAGCCCTTCTGTGTGAGGGGCTGCGATAATGCCTGTTTTAAGGGGATTGCAACGTAATTACTGATTCCATACTAACTATTAAAATTGAGTGTCAATAGAGGTATTATTATGTCTCGTTTATGTTTTTCTGAGAGAATCAGTATTATGATTACATACGATGATATCAAGGCCAAACGAGATACTTTAAAAAAAACACAAAGAGAATATGTTCAAACAATCAGGCAGGCAGCGAAGCAGTTAATAGATAATTATAAAGCCTCACTGGATGTTTCTGGTAAGTTTTGGATAAATATTCTTGGTGAACAACAGGAATATGTGTATATAACACAAGGTGGAAATTATTGTGAGCCAGAAGATCTGATAGTAGAGCTTCATGGAGGGGGTCGTTTTTCCTTAGTGACAGTAATTGACGATGATCCAAGAGCATTTGTTTCAGTAAATAGCGATATTTCAATATATATCGAAAAAGAACATTTGACAGTATTTGTAGATGGATATGGAAGAAAAACATTCGATTATGTAGATTCTGAAAAGAAATTTAATGAAATAAGTGATTTCATCAAAGACAGTGTTCTCTTGTCTTTAGATAGATTAGATTTTATCAGTACTACTGAGTAATATGTTTATTTCATGTAAAACCCCGCTTTGCGGGGTTTTTATTGTTATCCCTAAACCACCTCCCTAGGAGGTGGTGATTGATTATCCGCAAAAAAATTTGTGGGAACTAAAGGTGGCAGGTTAATCACCGCACTGATTGACTGCAAGCCACAATACTCACGCATTAAAATTAGCGATCAGCATGTTCGCCTGATTCGTGAGAAACAGGCATTACAGCGATCCTTCAGTGAGGGGCTGCGATAATGCAACACAGGAATAAAAATCGGCAGGGAAATCCGTTAAAGATATGCCGGTGGCGAAAGGATGCCAATGGCTCTTAACCTAACTCGATGTTTCGTTGAAAGCAATAAATCATGTTGCTGGAATGTGAATGAATGTTGTTTCCATGATGCGTGTCATGTTATGCGCATCCGATATGCGAACCATTCCCATTTTCACGGGTCCTTTCCAGAACCTGAAATACCGGGGGACGGCAGACGCGCAAAAACGCGCTATTTATGAAAATTTTCAGGGAAAAAGCAGATCCGTTCTTCTTCTGGATAACCTGTTGTTTAATAGGGCTTTATTAAAAAAAAGAAAGGATCTGGCAGCGGTGATTTTTCGCTGAAAAAAGCGTTTTGAGATCCTTTCTTCTTTTTGTGAGGAATATGTGCCGTGAAGGTTAACAAAAAGAAACTGGCAGAGATTTTTGAGTGTGATGTCAGAACAATCACTGGCTGGCAAAGTCAGGGGCTGAGAGTTTTGTCGGGGGGAGGCAAAGGTATCGAGGCCATGTTCAATACTGCAGAAGCCATTGAGTGGTATGCGCAGCGGGAAAAAGATATCGAAAACGAAAAGCTCCGCAAAGAACTGGAAGATTTGCGTGCGGCTGCAGAATCAGATTTACAACCCGGCACCATTGACTATGAACGCTACCGGCTCACCAAAGCACAGGCTGACGCACAGGAGATGAAAAATGCCCGTGAAGAAGGGCTGGTGCTGGAAACGGAATTGTTTACCTTCATTCTGCAACGTGTGGCACAGGAGATTTCGGGGATACTTGTACGTGTGCCGCTGACATTACAGCGTAAATATCCGGATATTTCACCGTCACACCTTGATGTGGTGAAAACTGAAATCGCGAAAGCCTCCAATGTTGCAGCTAAAGCCGGTGAAAACGTGGGCAGGTGGATTGATGATTTCAGACGCACAGAAGGCAGCTAATGCAGCCGGTGCGATAGCTACAGGGCTTTTATCTCTCAATATTCCGGTTCCACTGACGACGGTTCAGTGGGCTGATCAACATTATTATCTGCCGAAAGAATCTTCATACACTCCCGGACAATGGGAAACCCTGCCGTTTCAGGTTGCCATTATGAACAGCATGGGAAATGACCGGATCCGCACCGTTAATCTGATTAAATCGGCGCGCGTTGGTTACACTAAAATGCTGTTGGGGGTGGAGGCTTATTTTATTGAGCATAAATCCCGTAACAGTCTGCTTTTTCAGCCAACAGATTCTGCGGCAGAAGATTTCATGAAATCTCATGTTGAGCCAACGATCAGGGATGTCCCTGCATTGCTGGAGCTGGCTCCATGGTTCGGAAGAAAACATCGTGACAACACGCTCACTCTGAAGCGTTTTTCCTCCGGTGTGGGGTTCTGGTGCCTGGGCGGTGCCGCAGCTAAAAACTACCGTGAAAAATCTGTGGATGTGGTCTGCTATGACGAACTCTCCTCGTTTGAACCGGATGTGGAAAAAGAAGGCTCGCCGACGCTGCTTGGCGATAAACGTATCGAAGGCTCGGTATGGCCTAAATCCATACGTGGCTCAACGCCGAAAATTAAAGGCTCCTGCCAGATTGAGAAAGCCGCGAATGAATCTGCGCATTTCATGCGGTTTTATGTCCCTTGCCCTCATTGCGGGGAGGCTCAGTATCTGAAGTTTGGCGATGATGCGACGCCGTCTGGCCTGAAATGGGAGAAGGGTAAACCGGAAACGGTGTATTACCTGTGTGAACATAATGGCTGTGTGATCCGCCAGTCGGAACTTGATCAGACCGACGGGCGCTGGATTTGTGACAATACCGGGATGTGGACGCGCGACGGCCTGGCATTTTACAGCGCCGGTGATGAGGAGATGCCGCCACCGCGCTCCGTCACTTTCCATATCTGGACGGCGTACAGCCCGTTCACCACCTGGGTACAGATTGTTTATGACTGGCTGGATGCACTGAAGGATCCGAACGGTGTCAAGACGTTTATTAACACCACGCTCGGGGAGCCCTATGAAGAGGCCGTGGCAGAAAAACTGAGCTTTGAGTTGTTGCTGGAAAAAGTCTGCCACTATGGCGCGCAGGTTCCCCTGCGGGTGGTTTACCTGACCGCCGGGATCGACTCCCAGAAAGATCGCTACGAAATTTATGTCTGGGGCTGGGCGCCTGGCGAAGAAGCTTTTCTGATTGATAAGCAAATTATCATGGGGCGACCGGAAGACGAGGACACCCTTAAACGTGTTGATGCGGTGATCCGGAAAAAATACCGCCATGCTGACGGTACTGAAATTTCCATTTCCCGTGTCTGCTGGGATACCGGTGGTATCGACCAGGACATTGTGTATCAGCGTTCCAGGAAACACGGCACTTTTTTTGTGCTTCCCATAAAAGGGGCATCGGTGTACGGCAAGCCGGTGATCACCATGCCCAAAAAGCGCAACCAGCGTGGTGTGTTTTTGTGTGAGGTGGGCTCCGATACCGTCAAGGAAATGCTGTACGCCCGTTTTGCCCTGCCAGTGGTCTCTGCCAGTGAAGCTGCCCCGTATACCTTCCGTTTTCCGGATAACCCCGACATTTTTTCGGAAGAAGAGGCGCGTCAGATCGTGGCGGAAGAGCTGGTGGAGAAGGTGGTTAATGGCAGGGTGAAACTGCTGTGGGATAAAAAAGGGCGACGCAACGAAGCCCTCGACTGCCTGGTATATGCCTATGCTGCCCTGCGTATTTCAGTTCAGCGGTGGCAGCTGGATCTTGAAGCACTGGCCCGTGCCAGAAGAGATGAGCAGGACGACGATGAGATGAGTCTGGAAGAAATCGCGGCTGCACTGAGTGGAGGATAGTGATGATTTATACGCATGAGATGCTTTGCGATGCCCGCATGGCGTTACATGAACTGATGATCGGACGCGCTGTGGTTTCCGTCAGCAAGGATGGCAGACAGGTCCAGTATTCGCGGGCAACAATCGGTGAACTGCGGCAATATATTGAAGAGATGGAAAGTGCGCTTGGCGTGTCCGGACGCCGCCGTGGTCCGGCAGGAGTGGGACTGTGAACGGGGTGCTGGTGGATATTCATGGGCAGCCTCTTCGGCAGAGTATGGGCTATTCCGGTGGTGGTACCGGATTTGGCGGGCAGCTTGCGGAATGGCTGCCCGCGCCCGAAAGTGCTGATGTGGCGCTGCTACCCTCCATTCAACTGGGAAACGCCCGCGCGGATGATCTGGTCCGCAATAACGGTATTGCTTCGAATGCCGTGGAAATTCATAAAGATCATATCGTCGGCCACATGTTTCGCCTGAGTTACCGTCCCAACTGGCGCTGGCTGGGGATGTCGGAAGCAGATTCGCATGCCTTTATTGAAGATGTTGAGGCGGCGTGGATGGAATACTGTGATCCGGTGTTTGGTTCGATGGATGTGGAAGGGCGTCGCTCGTTTACCGAATTCATTCGTGAAGGGGTGGGCGTTCATACGTTTAACGGTGAAATTTTTGTCCAGCCCGTTTGGGATGCGGAATCCACATCGTTATTCAGAACGAAATTCAAAACCATCAGCCCGAAGCGTGTCAGTACGCCTGGTTATGGTACCGGCGATCGTTTTATGCGTGCCGGGGTGGAAATCAACCGGCACGGAAAAGCACTGGCCTACCATGTTCAGGAAGATGACTGGCCCGGTTATGGTGTCAGCAACTGGATGCGGATTGCGGCGACGCTGCCCTCCGGGCGACCGGGAATGATCCATGTGTTTCAGCCGCAGGAGGACGGGCAGACGCGCGGGGCCAACCAGTTTTATTCTGTCATGGAGCGTCTCAAGATGCTCGACACACTGCAGGCCACGCAACTGCAGTCGGCGGTGGTGCGGGCGATGTATGCCGCGACGATTGAATCCACACTGGATTCGGAAAAAGCATTTGAATATATCGCCGGGGTGGGAGACGGCGGTAAAAATCCCCTGAACACCATTATGAAGGGCTATGCGCGTTATTACGCCACCAATACGGTAAAGCTGGGCGGGGTCCGTATTCCGCACCTCTATCCGGGGGATTCACTGAATCTGCAGACGGCACAGAATGCGGATAATGGGTTCTCTGAACTGGAAAAGGCGCTGTTACGCTACATCGCAGCCGGACTGGGCGTGTCCTATGAACAGCTTTCCCGTGATTATTCACAGGTCAGTTATTCCAGTGCCAGGGCATCCGCCAATGAGTCGTGGCGGTATTTTATGGGGAAACGAAAATTTGTGGCCAGCCGTCTGGCGTCACAGATGTTTGCCTGCTGGCTGGAGGAAGCCCTTATTCGCGGTGTGATCCGTCCGCCGAAATCCCGTTTTTCATTCTGGGAGGCCCGTTCCGGATGGTGTCGTGCCGAGTGGATTGGTGCCGGTCGCATGGCGATTGATGGCCTTAAGGAAGTGCAGGAAGCGGTGATGCGTATTGAAGGTGGTTTAAGCACGTACGAGAAAGAGCTGGCCCTGATGGGCGATGACTATCAGGAGATTTTCCGCCAGCAACTGCGTGAAAGCCAGGAGCGACAGGCAGCGGGTCTTCCCCGCCCCATCTGGATAAAGGACACGTTTCAGCAGCAGATCCGACAGACAACGGGAGAAAAAGGCGATGCGTCGTAATTTATCGCATATTGCCGCCATGGCATTTAATGAGCCGCTTTTACTGGAACCCGCCTATGCGCGGGTTTTCTTTTGCGCGCTGGGTAAAGAGATGGGGGCCGGCAGCCTTGCCGTTCCTCAGCAGGCTGTTCAGCTTGATGCTGATGGTATGCAGCTGGCTGTGACTGACTATATGGCGGGTGGTCAGCGTCCGGCAAAGAGTTACCAGGTGAAGAATGGCATTGCCATTCTGCCGGTGAGCGGCACGCTGGTGCATAAACTGGGTACCCTGCGGCCTTACTCCGGCATGACAGGCTATGACGGCCTGACGGCCCGCCTTCAGATGGCAGTGAATGATCCGGATGTGCGCGGCATTTTGCTGGATATCGACAGCCCGGGCGGTCAGGCTGCCGGGGCGTTTGACTGTGCTGACATGATTTACCGTCTGCGGGAACAGAAGCCCGTGTGGGCGCTGTGTAATGACATGGCCTGTTCAGCCGCCATGTTGCTGGCGGCAGCCTGTACGCGTCGGCTGGTCACGCAGACGGCAAAAATTGGTTCGATTGGTGTGATGATGGCGCACACCAGTTACGAGAAACAACTGGCACAGGAAGGGGTGGACATCACGCTGATTTACTCCGGGCAGCACAAGGTTGACGGCAACAGTATTCAGGCATTGCCGGCAGGTGTGCGTGCAGATTTTCAGCGCCGTATTGATGAGGCCCGCCGGATGTTTGTCGACAAGGTGGCGCTTTATACGGGGCTGAGTTCAGAGGCGGTGATGAATACCGAGGCTGCCGTTTATGACGGTCAGGCAGGGATTGATGCAGGCCTGGCTGATCAACTGATTAATGCTGCAGATGCCGTTGAAGTGATGGTTTCTGCAATAAATAAAGAAATTAATAGAGAGGTAAATATGTCGCAAACGAATGTTTCGATCATTGAGGCTGTGGCCCAGGAAAATCAGCGCGTGATGGAGATCCTGAATTGTCAGGAGGCAAAAGGACGCGAACAACTGGCGAAGATGCTGGCAGGGCAACCAGGAATGTCGGTTGAGCAGGCGAAAGCTTTCCTGGCTGCTGTGCCTGCTGCCAGTGTGGCAAATACAGGTGATCAGATTATGGCGCTGCCGGAAGCAAAAGGGCGTGAACAGCTGGCGCAGATGCTGGCAGGTCAGCCGGGAATGACGGTGGAGCAGGCGAAAGCGTTTCTGGCGGCAGCCCCTGCTGCCAGTACTGCAGGCACAGGCGATCAGATTATGGCGCTGCCGGAAGCAAAAGGGCGTGAACAACTGGCACAGGCACTGGCTGAACAGCCGGGAATGACCGTTGACCAGGCAAAAACGTTACTGGCGGCGGCACCGGTTGCGGGTTCTGTAAGTGTTGGCGGGCAGATTATGGCACTACCGGAGGCGAAAGGGCGCGAACAACTTGCACAGGCACTGACAGAACAGCCAGGAATGACGGTGGCGCAGGCGAAAACACTGCTGGCAGCCGTGCCGGCGGCATCGCAACCGTCACAGGAAACACTTTTTGATCGCTTTATGGCCCAGCATGCTGCCAGTGCGGTTTCCGGTGGCGGAACTGCCGGGCGCGGGGAGGAAGACCTGCTGATGAGTATGCCGTAAGCGGTATCCGGAATTCAGATAAATCAGGAGACTGAAAAATGATTAAAACCACCACGGAAAAGCGTGCAGATGTGCATATTTTTGCCGGAAGCGATCCGGCGCATACCGCAACTGCCACCAGTGGTATCAGTGCCGCCACGCCAGCACTGACACCGCTGATGCTGGATGACACCACCGGTAAAATGGTGGCATGGGATGGTCAGAAAGCCGGAACGGCAGTGGGTGTGCTGGCTCTGGCGCTTACCGGAACAGAACCCATGCTGACGTACTACAAAAGCGGTACGTTTGCCACTGAGTCGCTGGTCTGGCCTGACTCTGTGGATGCGGTGAAAAAAGCCAACGCATTTGTGGGAAGTGCCATCAGCCACGCCTGATGGTGAAGTGATTAACTGAAAAACGGGTCGCGATGCGGCCCGTTTGTGTTTCTGAAGGAATATAAATTATGGGGTTATTTACCACGCGTCAGTTACTCGGGTACACCGAGCAGAAAGTGAAATTTCGTGCGCTGTTTCTGGAGCTGTTCTTTCGTCGCACGATCACTTTCCATACTCAGGAAGTCATGCTGGATAAAATTACCGGCAAAACACCGGTTGCGGCGTATGTGTCTCCGGTGGTGTCAGGCAAAGTGCTGCGCAGCCGTGGTGGTGAAACCCGTGTGTTACGTCCTGGTTATGTAAAACCAAAACACCGCTTTGATTATCAGCAGGCAGTGGAACGTCTTCCGGGAGAAGATCCGGCCCGCCTTAATGACCCGGCTTACCGCCGTTTGCGTATTCTGACGGACAACCTGAAACAGGAAGAGCAGGCGATTGTGCAGGTGGAAGAAATGCAGGCGGTCAGTGCCGTTCTGCAGGGTAAATACACCATGAGTGGCGAGCAGTTTGAAACGGTGGAAGTGGATTTTGGGCGTTCTGCCGCCAATAACATTACGCAGGCTGGCGGACGCGAATGGTCACAGCAGAATGCTGACACCTTCGATCCGACGCATGATCTGGATGCGTACTGCGATTTCGCTTCCGGCACCATCAATATCGCGATTATGGACGGCACGGTCTGGCGTATGCTGAACGGTTTTAAACTGTTCCGTGAGAAACTGGATACCAGCCGCGGCTCCAAATCTGAGCTGGAAACCGCACTGAAAGACCTGGGCTCCGTGGTTTCCTTTAAAGGTCATTACGGCGATCTGGCCATTGTGGTGGCGAAGACAACGTATGTTGACGAAAACGGGGATGAACAGCGTTATCTGCCGGAAGGTACACTGATTCTGGGGAACACTCAGGCGGAGGGCGTCCGTTGCTATGGCGCAATCCAGGATAATCAGGCGCTGAGTGAAGGGATCACCTCTGCAACGCGTTATCCGAAACACTGGGAGGTTATTGGCGATCCAAGTTGTGAATATACCATGACGCAGTCTGCGCCGTTGATGGTGTTGCCGGATCCGGATGCGTTTGTGGTGGTTCAGGTGAAATAAGACGGGGCGGGATATTCCCGCCTTTTTCTTTAGCGCACGGGAGAGATGTGATGACAAAAGAGCAGATGACTGAACGTTTGCAGGAACTGGCAGTGATTCTGGGGCGTGAAGCAGATATTTCAGGTTCAAAAGCCGATCTTGAGCAGCGCCTGGCGGAATGGGAAGAGGAGGCCGCCGGATTCGATGGGGAGGAAACAGGGAAGGAAGAGGTGGGCAACGATGCATCCGGCGACGGAATGCATTCTGAGCGGGGACTCGCCCGGGTGCGTATGCTGAAAACGGCGCATATGCCAGCCTGTGATGCTGTGACGGGAAAAATGTTGATGTTTGCCCGGGCCTCGAGTGTTGTGTTGGTTAATGAAGCCGCAGTTCCTGCGTTGCTGGCGGACGGTCTGGCAGAAAAAATCCGGGAGTGATGATGTTCGATAATCTGTTCGATCAGGCCATGAGTGATGCGGATGACATCATCCTGGATACGATGGGGACGGAAATCAGCATATATCCGGGCGGCACGGAAAGAAGAATCCGTGCCGTTTTTGATGCTCCGGCAGATAACACCGGGATGAACACTGGCAGCGGCGAAATTCGTGATACTGCGCCTGTATTATTTACCCGGAGCGTATGGGCCGCCGGTCTGAAAAAATATGACAGGGTCATGATCCACGGCGAACCCTATCAGGTAGTCGATCCAGGCTGGGATGAGTCAGGCACTGCGGGTCAGGGGGTGATTACCATCATCCTCGCGCGGGGAGAGCCGGGGAGAAATACACCTGCTGCACCGGAACGACCGAGTAAACGTTATGGCAGTCAGAGAGCATGAACGAAGCAGTGCCCGGCAGCGACGGCTGGCACGAAACCTCGTCGTCGATATTGATGAAGATGAGGTGCTGAAAATTATCGCTAAACTGGGTGGTTCAAAAAGCCAGATCCGTAAAGCCTGGGGCGTGGCGCTGAAAAGAGCCGCGTCCGCACTGCGGATGAAGGCCATGGCAGAGTTTAAAAAACAGGTTGCCCCACGCAGTCAGAAAATGATCGGAAGGCGTGTGCTGCGTGATTTTGTCATTCGTAGAAACGGCGATGAGTTTGACGAGGCAAAGGTATGGTTCGGCCTGAACGCCATCAAAGTACGCGATCTGCGCGGACGCATCAGTGGTGGACGACGCGGCGAACGCCATCAGTTGCGTGATGTGCGGGGACGTTTTGCTCCAGCTTCACGCAGCAGGAAGGCGAGGGAGATCCGTTTTAAACCTGCCGGTGAGGCAATACCGGTCACCACCTGGTCAGGTGATGAGGCCTTCATTAATGAATTTGAGTCTGAAAACCGGCGCGGACGTATTTCACGGCGTAAGACTGTCCTGGTCCGTCAGGTATCAGGACGACGAAGGGTGCGTGAAGCGGAAATTGATATTTACGAAGCCATGCTGAACCGTATAGAGGATTTTGTTTTTCCGGATGCGGAAGCACTGATCCTGAAAAATTTTGAGCATGAACTGAAATTCCGGGTATTTAAGGGGCTGGAGTGATGGAGCCATTAATGATGGGCGCCTGGCATCAGGCGGTTATTGACAGTCTGAAACAAATTCCCTGGGTGGAAGATGCCGATGAGTACCCGGAAAAAGAGACGCAACTGGTGACGCCTGCCGTGTTTGTTGATGTGCCCGGCTGGGACAAGGCCCAGTTTGCCGACGGGCAGACACGGGTCACGCTGAAATGCGATCTGTTTGTGGTGACAGACCGGGCCGGGAAGACGGAGAACGTGCCAAAACCGCAGATATTTGCCCGTTGTCTGGCGATGGATTTGTCCGACTGGATTGAGGGAGCCACGTTCGGGCTGGATAACGTTGACCCGGCCATTTTTATTGATGCTGAAGTGGATACCTTCGACCGCCTGCTGGATGACTACATCGTTTTCCGCGTTTCTTTTGAACAGGATATTCCGGTCGGGGAAGATCCGTTCGATGTTCCGGCTGGTGCGCCATTACAGGAAGTCTGGCTGGGGAAAGTACCGGAAACCGGCAAGAGACATGAGCAGGATTATCGTCTTATCTGGAAATCGGAGGGCACCGGTGATGAGTCTGGCAGATGAAGTGGCAGAGTTACGCCGCAGGGTGGCGGATATGGTCCGGCGTGGTGTGGTGGAGGATGTGATCCCGGGCAGCCCGGTGATGGTCCGGGTGGATATCGGGGATGTGCTTTCGCCGCCTTTGCCCTGGATTCAGGTACAGTCCGGGCGCTACATGCAGGTCAGTAATTATCCGGCCCCCGGCGATGCCGTTACAGTGATATCGGAGGCGGGCGATTTGCGTAATGGTCGGGTGTATCCGGGGGCCAATATTGACGCCATTCCTGTCCCTGAGGGCAGTGAATACGAACATGTTATTTTGTTTGATACCGGAACGGAAATCCGTTACGACCGTCAGGCTAATGCCCTGTCCATCACGCTGGCTGAAGGCGGCAGCTATAAAATTACAGGCAGGGGAACCCTGGACGGTCCGGTAGAAATCACAGATACCCTGACCGTACAGGGTAAAGCAATCATGAATGCTGAGGCGGTGGTTAAGGCGGATCTGATGGTCGGTGGTGAGGTTTCTGATTATCACGGAACGATGAGTCAAATCAGAATTGTCTATAACGGTCACAATCACCGGGGCGACAGTGGTGGCAGCACCGGACAGCCTGGTCAGCAAATGTAATCTCCTTTCAGTTCTTTTTCCGGAATAAACAACATGATTGGTATTGATTCAGCCACCGGCAGATATCTGCACGGTAACGAACATCTGCGCCAGTCCGTCACCGATATTTTGTCAACACCGGTCGGCAGCCGGGTCCTGCTCAGGGAATACGGCAGCAGACTTTTCAGTCTGCTTGATAACCCACAGGATGATTTCACGCGGGTGAGAATTGTGCGTGAAACGGTAACCGCCCTTGAACGCTGGGAACCCCGCCTGACTCTCCGGCGGGTGGAAGTGACGTGGACAGGAGAAGGAAGCGCGTGGCTGACGCTTGTCGGGGTGAACAACGAAACTCAGGATACGATTCGACTCGAGGAGATAAAAATTGGCAACGTCTCAGGCAATCATTGATCTGTCCGCGATACCGGTACCGGATGCGGTGGAAGTGCCGGATACCGCAATGCTGGTCACTCAGATAGTGGCGAAGTATCAGGAACTGGATACGTTGTTTTCGGCTCTGGTGGAATCTGATCCCGCGTATAAATGGGCAGAGGCGCTGGCTTTTCGGGTGGCGCTGATGCGCCAGCAGATAAATGATGCTGTCCGTGCTGTACTGCTTGCCAGTGCCGGTGGGAGCGATCTGGATCAGGTTGGTGCGAATTATCAGGTTCAGCGGCTGGTCATTACCCCGGCAGACGACAGCACCATTCCGCCCACGCCGGCGGTGTATGAAGATGATGACGCTTTTCGCGAACGTATCCAGTTGTCGTGGGCACGGCTCAGCACCGCCGGCGCGAAAAATGCGTATCACTATTTTGCACAAAGTGCTGATCCTGATGTGCTGGATGTGAAGGCTTACGGGCCGGAAACGCACTCGCAGGAAGGCCGCGTTTTTCTTTATGTTTTATCCCGGTCAGGAAATGGCAGCGCATCACAACCCCTGCTGGATAAGGTGGCAGCATCAGTCAGTGATGATGAAACCCGTCCCCTGACGGATTTTGTCAGTGTCCGGACGGCAGAAATTATTCCCTACGATGTGGTGGCGGATATTCATATTCCCTACGGACTGGATGGTGAACTGGTTATGGCAAATGCCCGCAAGGCGCTGCAGTCATACACTGACAGCGTCCACCGGATTGGCTCGGTGGCATCCCGTTCTGGCATGGATGGTGCCTTTCACCAGACCGGGGTGATTACTGTGAATCTGACCTCTCCGGGCAGTGATATCGTTCCTGCGATGGGGCAGGCACCGTGGTGCCGTAAGGTAACGCTGAATAAGGTGGAGACAACTGATGAATGACGATATCAGGAGCATACTGCCGGTCAGTGCCAGCCGGGCGGAGCGGGTGGTGGACTGTGTCGCCGGAGATATGCTGTCAGATATAGCGGTCTGCCTGATCCGCTATGTGAAAAATCCCGATTTATGTCCTGCTGAATTGCTGCCATGGCTGGCCTGGGAAATGGCGGTGGACACCTGGAATGAACACTGGACGGAGGCGGAAAAACGGTCTGCGATAAAACGTGCTGCTTACATCCACCGCCACAGAGGGACTAAAGCGGCGCTGATGGCATCGCTGGCTGACAGTCCCTTCCGGTCGCAGATTGTTGAGTGGTATGAGCAGACCCCACCCGGGGAGCCGTATACCTTTCGTCTGAACGTGGAGCAGAAGGATTTACCGGTACTGATGAATGATCATCAGGATCTGAAGCATGCGGTACTCCGTGCCAAAAATCTGCGCAGCTGGTTCAGTATTCACGTCTACGGGAACAGCACAGGGCGGGGATTTGGTTACGGCTATGTGATGGCGACAGAAAAAATCAGAAGTACCGGTGTGATAACAAAGACAGTGCCCACTGAAGGGCAGAGTGAGGCAGGAGTATGAATGGACTGATTCTGACAACGTCCGGCGCAGCAGAAATTGAAGCAGCATATCAGAACGGGCAAACCGTGACCGTCCGGCATGTTCTGCTTGGTGACGGGGGCGGGCAGGCATTGCCATCCACGCCGGATGAAATGGCAGCAATGACATCATTGTACGGCGAATTCGGGCAGGAACCCTTTTCCGACGGTGCGGTGGAGGAGGGCTTCATCAGCGGGGATATTGTGATTGACTGTAAATCATACCCCGGTAAAACCCTTCGTGAACTGGGGATGATCAGCGACAGAGGTACGCTTATCGCGTACGGACGTTATCCGGACACCTTTTTACCAGACCAGACGGATTCCGTTATTAAGGAAGTTATTCTGACGCTGGTTCTTGGACTGACGCACGCGCAAAGCGTGGTGCTGGAGGTTGATCCGGACAGAGCCATTATTACTCAGGAAATCGGAGACAGACGCTATCTGCAACGAAAAAATAATCTTTCGGATGTGGAAGACAAGGATGAGTCTGTTGAAAACCTCGGATTAAAACCCACGGTGGATAAGGCAAAAAATGCCGTTCAGCGTGATGGTGACACCATGAGCGGGGAACTGAAAATCCGTGGTGTTAATGCGCTGAGGATTTTCAACGAAGCCTTTGGTCTGATTTTTCGCCGTTCGGAAGAGTGCCTGCACCTTATTCCTACCAGTGAAGGTCAGGGTGAAAATGGTGATATTGGCTCATTGCGCCCGTTCAGTATTGACTTGCGGACGGGGGAGATATCCATGTCGCACAAAGTGTCTGTTGGCGGTGGCTCTCAGGTGAATGGTGCGCTGGGTATCGGTGTTCAGAATGCGCTGGGTGGTAACTCAATTGCAATTGGTGACAGTGATACTGGCTTTAAACAGAATGGTGACGGCCTGCTGGATGTTTATGCCAATGGTCAGCACGTATTCCGTTTTCAGAATGGCGAGTTACAAAGTAACCGGGCAGTGAATGTTTCAGGGCGGGTGACACCGTCAGACTACGGAAACTT